GCATCGTTGCAGGTGCGCCGTATATCTTTGAGCTAAAGGCAACAGCCAAGATGGACTTGCCACAGTTCTGGCGTGAAGCTACTACCGAGGCATTTAACTATGCCAAGGCGCGTAACTTAGATGTTACGCCACCAGCCTATGTCATCGTCAAGCGCCGCATGGCGGGGCTAGACCAGTCGTGGGTTATCCAAGACTTAAACCAGTGGTTGAAGGTAACTGGTGGTATCGAAGCCTGACCTTGCCGCCGTATTAGAACATTACGGCGTCAATGTGCTGGACAGACATGGCTGGATACCATGCAAGTGCGTTATCCATGATGACACCATGGCTAGCGCAGCATATAACCTCGACAATCAGGCATACAATTGCCTGGTCTGTCAGGTACTCGGAGATGTATACACATTAGTGCAAGCTAAAGAAGGGCTAGATTTCAAAGATGCTAAACGAAAAGCAGAGAGCATTGCTCACGGACGCAGCAAACAAATACGCCACCAGTCTAACGCCACAGGCAGCCTCTTACCTAGCGGCACGAGGCATAACACAGGAAGTCGCGCATACGTTCCTTCTTGGAAGCGTCGTGGAGCCTAGTGCCGGACATGAGCATGCCGTCAATAGATTGTCCATCCCCTACCTCACACCAGCTGGTGTTGTAGGTATTAAGTTCAGGAGCGTAGATGAATCAACTCCAAAGTACCTTTGGCCTACCGGTCAAAAGATTGGGCTATATAACGTACTTGATTTGCATAAGCCTAGCGATACGATTGCCATTTGCGAGGGTGAGATTGACACTATCGTGGCATCGGGCATCGTGGGAATACCTGCGGTTGGAGTTGCTGGAGTCAGCCAGTGGAAACCGTGGTTTCCTAAACTCTTTGAATCGTATTCTCGCATCCTTATATTTGCGGACAATGACGTCAAAGAAGATGGAAGAAACCCTGGCCAAGAGCTGGCCAAGCGAATCAAAGAAGACTTGGACAAAGCGGAAATAGTCCACCTTCCCGACAATATGGACACCAATGATGTATACTTACAGCTTGGCAAGGATTGGTTTACCGAGAGGATAGCGGCGTGACAACCATCGCAGCGATTCAAGGCCCTGACTGGGTAGTAGTCGGGGCTGATTCGCAATCCTCCGGCGAGGATGGCTTTGCCATCAACATACCAGGCGGTAAAGTATTTAAGAATAGCAATCTAGTTTTTGCCGGTGCTGGTGCGGTACGAGGTATTAACCTGTTGCAACATGACTTCGTACCACCAGTGATTAACACCAAGGACATTGACAAGTATGTCACTCGCCAGCTTATCCCTGCAATACGCCGTACTTTTAACGAGGCTGGGTATGAAGTTAATAAGGGTGACTCAGCTGTAGAGAATGACAACATCTGGATTGTCGTTATCAAGGGTGAGGTGTACCGCATCGACGAGGACTACTCGTGGGAGCGTACCAATAACAACCTATATGTAGCAGGCAGTGGCGAGCAGTTTGCTCTCGGTGCCATGGATGCCCTGACCAATGGCGTCATGGTTGATGACTTGGCCAAAGCCAAGAAGATAGTCACAAAAGCTATTCAAACAGCCAGCAAATATGACACCGCTACCGGTGGCAAGATAACGATTACCGTGGTGCAGGAGAACAAATGACACCGGAGATGTCAGACTTTGACTTAGACTTTTCGTATGGGCACGAGGGCGAGCAGCTCGTCAATGACATCCTCACTGGCGGGCTGACCGTAGAAGTAAAGCGCGATAGGCGCTGGGTGCAGACCGGTAACATCTACATTGAGACTGCATTCTACTCACGAGCTACGCACAACTGGGTTGAGTCAGGCTTGATGAAGACTAAGGCAGACCGCTGGGCATTCGTGCTTGAACAGCTGGTTATCATTGCCACCACAGATGATTTGAAAGAAGCAATTAACCGTTACGGCAGACCCATCAGCAATGAGAAGGAACCAAACCCAAGCAAGGGATTCCTGATTACTGTTGATGACATTATGTCGGTGCAACGTGGCCGCTGACCCAACGTTTATTTATGGCCCAAAGGATGGGGCGCATGTGCCGCCTGTATTCTGGGCGCTAGATACTATCGAGTTGGTACAACACATGGAGAATGGTACTGACCTGATATACTTTTATCAGCTAGATGAAGAAACAAAGAATTATATATACCAAGGGCAAATGGAAGGATAGGGATATGAGTGAGTCAAGAGGACATCAATTTAGCTATAACGATGTTGATACAGAACGGCTTTTTAATTCAGAACGTAGACTTACAGACCAAGCAGATTACAATTACCCTGCCTCCCACAAGAAATTCTGCGCCGACGTCTGGGATGTAATGGATGAGATTGGCAACTTGCTTATCACCAAGCAGTTGGACTACGGCCCTGGCAATATTAACAACGCACACGGTGGCCCTATTAACGGCCTGCTAGTACGCATCGGTGACAAGTTTGAGCGACTCAAGAACCTTGTCAAGAAGCAACAGATTAAGCCACAGCATGAGCCAATTGAGGATTCATTCAAAGACTTAGCTAACTACGGAGTCATCGGCTTGATGATTCAGAGAGGCCTGTGGCCAAAGGAATGAAAACTATTGTAGTTGTGTCTGACTTGCAGGCGCCATACCATGACGTCGGTGCAACCGACACACTAGCAAAGTTTATTAAAGCATACAAGCCAGACGAAGTTGTATCGGTTGGCGATGAGATTGACTTCCCGCAAATCAGTCGTTGGGAAGAAGGCTACGGCGGAGAGTGGAACTATGACATCGCAAAGCACAGAGACATCACTGTTAGATTACTTGAGTCACTTAACATCAAGCATATCAGTCGGTCAAATCACAGTGACAGATTGTATAACAAGCTTAAATCTAAAGCCCCAGGATTGCTCGGCTTACCTGAGTTGGAGATTGAGAAGTTCCTCAAACTTGATGAACTTGGAATTACATATCACCATCAGCCCTACGAACTTGCGCCTAATTGGATACTTGTCCACGGAGATGAAGGCAATATCCAGCCTACTGCTGGAGCAACTGCTCTTGGACTTGCAAAGAGGGCAGGCGTCAGTGTTGTCTGCGGACATACGCACCGAATGGGACTTACCCATTGGACGCAGAGTTGGGCTGGTAAAGGAAAAACTGTTTGGGGTTTGGAGGTTGGCCATCTTATGAACCTGAAGCACGCAAAGTATATCAAGGCTGGTCTGTTCACGTGGCAGCAAGGCTTTGCTATTTTGCATGTGGATGGTAAGAATGTAACGCCACACTTGGTTCCGATTATCAACAAGTCATTCACCGTAGACAAAAAGGTGTGGAGTTGGTAGCAGAACGCTGGCTCGATGAGTCGCGTGAGATAGCTTTAACAGTAGCTCGCAAGGTACATCGTCATTACCACACATACTTTGACGTCTCTGACGTGACGCAAGAGCTAATGGTGTGGACACTTAAACGTCAGGATAAGATTAAAGAATGGCTTGACCATCCGCTTGAGTCGGATGAATACAAGATGGGTGTGCGTAAGCTAGGCAAGACGCTGACTCGCCTTGCAGATAAGTATTGCCGGCGCGCTAAGGCGCAGAAGCTAGGCTATGAGATACGCGATGAGCAATACTACGACGCCATTAGTCTGTCGGAGATGTTGCCATTAGCTTTTCCTATCAAGGCGCCTATTGTTAATACCACCGATGGCAGTAAGCCCAAGGTATCCGGCGGCGGTAACCCTGCCGAGGGTGGCAACTATGTCATTCAGTTGATGGATATACGCCGTGCCTTATCCAAGATTGACCCGCAGGATAAGCTGGTGTTGGAAATGAAATTCTTTGAGGGACTAACCTTTACCGAGATTGCTGAGATACTACAGGTCAGCGACACCACCGCACATCGTAAGGTGGATGGAGCACTGCGCCGGTTAAATAACTTTCTTGGCGGAGCTAATCCATTTGCAAAGGGTGAAGAATGAATCTCATAGTCCCAGAAGGTAGAGAGGGCTGGCTTGTGCAGGCGCATCGTTACGGTGTTATGCCATGGCGCAGGATGCGCAAACTTTATAGCAACTTACGAGTCTCCCTATATTTCAAAATGCACGGCATTCGTGATATTAAATCTGCATACCGTCACATTCAGGAGAGCGACAATGACTAAGTACATGCACGATGTTGACTGCTATACCGAAATCCGCAGGGTGGAAGGTAAAGCGTACATGGAGCTGGTCTGGAATTGCGTGGATAAATGTCCGATAGGGGGCGACAGTGCCTAAGTATGATTACCGTTGCATCACCTGCGGTGGACAGCAAGAGGTAGAGCGTAGTATCCATGCCGAGGCAGACAACCCTGTCTGCTGTGGTGAGATAATGAATCGTGTATATACAGCGCCGCCTGTGAAGTTTAACGCTGGTGGTTTCTACTCCATTGATAACGCAGGAAGATAAAATGACAATCACGCTTGTTAATGAATCCACTACAGTTACACATACTGACGCATTAGATATTGCTGTAGCACTCAACGCCTTTGCCGCTAGAGTGTGTGCAACATGGGGATTGCCTGCTCGTCCTGTCGTGTTAGGCAAGAGCCGTGTCGATGACTGGAACCTGTGCATCGTAGATAAGTTTCCTAATCCTGCCATGGCTAAGACTGCGCTGGGCTACCATGAAGTGCTGAACGGTTATCCCATTGGTTACATATTGGCTCAACCATACGGCGCACAGCGCCCTGCTCTGGGTCGTTACGTCAAACCAATCACGTTTCTTGGCAAGCAATTAACCAAGCCTAGTTATTTGCCTGGCTTAATTACCGTCATGGCTCACGAGTTGGCAGAGATGCTGATTGACCCAGAGATTAACATGACAAAGACAGACAGCAAGGGACGCAACTGGCTGATGGAAGTGTGCGACCATACTGTTGGATTAACCGTTGGGCCTATGCCTATTAATTCCACCGCAATATTGCCAGACTTTACTCTGCCATCGTTCTATGACGTTAATGGCAAACAACCATACTCGTTTCTGGGTGTACCACCGATGCCGTTCTATCTTGTGCCTGGTGCATATGGTTACTACAAAGATACTAACGGAGCATTGCATAAACTATAGGTTTGTGTAAGGGGAAGACACAAAGCAAGAAGCCCGTCGGAGATTTATCCGGCGGGCATTCTTGTCGCTTCTACCTTGCGGGAGCGATGGCGGCTGTGAAAGGACTAGTAACCAGCCACCACATCTATTAGTCAGACTGTATCATATCAGGATGTTTAAGTAAAGCAAGCTGGATGCGTGTCTGTCGGTCATATATTCCCACTCGCTTAACATAATCCTTCTTCGCCTTCTCAACTGTATCGTATGGGCCGACAGCTTGGACGAGGTTGAGGCTAGGGTGGACAACGAATACCACATAGCGGTTGCGAAGGTTAAGCATATCTTCCACCGCCTCGAATACATCCTTGGCTAGTGTCTCAACGTCAGGCGCCTCGCCTTCTAGCATGGCGATAACCTTGCGTAGCTCAGTTGGTTTGACGGCCATTGGTATTCTCCTTTAGTAATTCCTTCATCCATCCCTTTTGTGGCGGCCAAGCAATTCCCCATGACTCTAAATCTTCTTTAGTCCATCCGCCGTTGAGAGTTTTCTTGGCGAGAATCTCATCAAGAGTTGGCATTGATTATCTCCATTGTCTTGACGCATTCATCAACTCGTTCCCGTAGGGAAAGACAGCCGTAGACTTGCGTGTTGTCTAGGTATTGCGGTATGCCCAGCTTGCGCAAGGCGCGGCTAAAGATAACGTACTTGTAGTCATCGGTGCCATCCATATAGCGGACATGCTCGAAGACATCCTTGCGTATGAGATAGGTGCAGTGAACCACGTCACATATGATGAGTCCTGTTATCTCACGCTTGAGCACTTGGTAATAGCGCATGTCATCGAGGAAGTAGCCACGCACATTGGCTAACAAATGGTAGTTCGAGTAGGCAGGCTGTTCAGTATCAGCGCACATCAGTAGCGGTGCTACCACCGGCAGGTTGTGGCTGACCATGGTGCGTAGGGTATGAGGTGCGACGAAGTTATCTACATCCACTACCCAATAGAAGTCTGCATCTGCCTGCCATGCTGCGTTAATGCTCGTCTCTCGTATATCTCCAAGTACCTTAAAACGTGTGGGATTCCATTCGTGTACGCCGTACTCCTGCACTGGTGCTTCTACATCGCGGTAGTCTTCGACCACATGGCGATACCACTTGGCGTTCTCGTTGCACCAATCGCGCAGTATCTGCTCGGTGCCGTCGGTGTTGTTGTTGCTACGAATAAAGAGAATCATCCGGTCTTTGGGATAGTCCCACTTGGACAGCGAGTCCAGCCACGCCGGTAACATCTTCTCCTTCTGCTTGGCCAGAATGGCCACGAATACTATCGGCTCAGTTGTCATCGAGTTGGTGCCTTCCGCAATTAGGGCAGTCCCAACTATTGTATTCCTTGCCTACCCATACCATAACGTCCTTAAATTCTTTCTCGCACCACAGGCAAAATACATCTAGCTCTGTTTGATAATCATTATCTATCATGCTAACTCCTTCTCAATGGCTTGGATAGTGGGGCAAGGATAATTTGCTTCTATTGGTGGCAGATAATCTCCCCTATCTTCTAAACAATGCGTGCAATTTGCACCGTTCCATTCAGGAACGGTTGGGTTTTGCCAGTATGTAGGCTTATGCAATTCCACTACTGCACGAAGAGCTGGGTACACATCAGTGTGAGCAGAGACTTGTGCAACAAGTTCTTCAAGTCTTTCTATCTCTGCCATCAATTCTTCGTGAGTCATTACCAACCCCCTATGCAGTCGTTTGAGTGTGTATGTATGGAGTATTGCAGCAAGTATGCGCCTTTGGTAGGTGCGAATAGTTCAGTGCCACAGGCACCGCATTTGCCATACCATTCCTCAGCCATATAATCGTAGGTCATATCCGTCCTTTCTTGAGGCGCTTGCGTTCCGTCTCTGTCGTGTTGCCCCACCAGCCAAGCTGATTGTATTTGATAGCATAGCTTAGACATTCATTGACAACAGTGCAACCACCGCAGATACGGCGGAGCATGGTGGTATCTCTATCGTCTCCCTTATTATCGCCACTGGTAAAGAATGCTTCCGTATCCGTGCCGGCACAGTTGGCATAGTCTTTCCATGCCTCATCAGCTGGGTCAATAATCGGATAGATTAAATCGTCCATCAGTACCAGCCCTTTCGTACCTCGTGGCGTAGTGCTATGCACGCGTTGTTGTTCCAATGCAGTTTGATATAGAGCAGACCCCAACGAATCTGAGTCTGATAGTTAGACTTGTAGTCTAATCCCATCTGAGCCATCTTATTCGCCGGCAGAGCCTGAGCGATGCCGATAGCTCGGCCTTGTGTTGTCTTATCGCCTACGGCATTGACTCGCCAGTTGCTCTCCATTGTCCATAGACGGTCCAGACAAGCCCACTGTGAGGCGTTGCCACCTTGTTGCATATAGAGGCGCTTAGCGTAGCTCTTAGGGCTTGCAGTGCGTTCTTTGACCGGTGCGTAGGGCATGCTAATCCAGACTAGCCCCACGGTTGCGAGTGATGCAAGGTAAAAATGGAGCCGTCTGGTTTTTCGTAGCCTGGTGTGGGCTGTGGAAGTGAGGGACATGTTAAGCCTTTCTGTTCTGCAAACTTGCGAATCTTTGCCTGCCATATGAATCCATGGTCGGTAACCTCTCGAAATGATGAAACAATGTGGCGCTCATAAGGGAATGTGCCACCCCATATTCCGTACTCTTCGGCATTATCTATCGAGACTTGAAGGCACGCCTCGCGTGCCGGACAGGTCGAGCAGATAGCAAGCGCTGTTATCGAATCGTCAATGGTGGCCTGGGCGCGTGGTGAAGGCGTAGAGCCGACGTTCACGCGGATAGCTTCGGGGTACCACATATCTCCGTTCATGCCCTGACACGAGGCGGGCATATCGGCGTTAAATATCACTCGCGGTTCTCAAACTTGTTGAGTGCGTTCTCTAGCAACGCTCCCCCAACGGCGGCGAGGGCGGAAATAATTATGATAATCATTCCATGAGTCCCTTCAGTACGGCGATAGCTACATCGCAGTTGCCTCGTAGTTGTAGGGCGTGAATCGCTTCCCCGAGTATCTCAGCGGTGGCGTCGCGGTGTCCGGCGCGGTATGAGTCTCCCATGGCTTCATGTATGCCGTCAATCATCTTGGTTAGTCGTTCTGAATCGGTCATGTTGTGCGCTCCCCTAACGGTATCGTGGTCGGTAATGGAGGCTTGTGCGCCTCGTGGGTCGTAATATACTCTTTTAACCGTCCGTGTCAACTCTCTCAGCGGTTACGTGTTGCAGGCGTAGGACAGAAACGCGGGCGGTAATGGTGCCTAAATAGCAGAATAACCCCCACCGTCGCCGGTAGGGGTTACTTGCGGTTACTTGCTAGCGCATAAACAGCCTTCTGCTAGTGGATAGAGACAATCCCCACAGACCGGCTCGCTCGCCGGTGGCGTTGTGCTGTCACTTGTCATGTGGAATAAACAGAACTTTCCTCCGTCCCTGGCATGGTTGAAGCATTCCGGCGCTGTGCATTCTCTTATTCTCAACTTACCGTCGCTCATGCTGTCACCGCCGTGATAATAACCGCTGAATTATCCTTAGCCTTGCAATAGGCTTTCGCGGCGTGGACAGTGCTAAACCGGATGGGCCTTCCGTTGCTCGTGTATTCAATATCACGGCCGAAGCCATAATATCCGGCCGTAAAGTTACCTTTCCCGTTATGGCGTACCCAATAATAAAGGTGCGCACGTGCCGTACCTTGAACGGTTACGTATTCCCTGCCGCGCTTAATATGCCATTTCATTAGTCTAGCCCCATTCTGTAGCAGTTGTGAGAGTTAAGACTCTCCCACTATCCACCGGCGAACCGGTGGACAGTAGGCGCGCATTAGTTCCCGAATGGGTTATTGGTCCACGTGAAGCCGGAACCGGTCCACCATAGATGAGTCACTACTTGCCATATGCCCCACAGTAGCGCGGTCCAAAAGACAGCGCGGACCATGAAGCGGGTCACGAGATAAGTTCGGCTGCTCACTATAGCCACGCCTGTTTTAGGACATATTCCGCACGCTCAGCGCCGCGAAATAGCACGGCTGATAGGTTGTAGACAAGGTTAAACCCCATATCCATTCCGCAGCCATTTTGACGGATGGCGCGGTTTCCGTTACGTTCAACGAGCTTGTCGCCGAGAGCTTGTGCGGCGTAATAAGTAACGTCCGTTATATCGTTACCATGAGCCACCACAAGCGAGATATCGCGGCTCATGCCGGAGGCCGAGACGTGGCGAAGGATGGTATAAACGCGGCTACCTTCGGTTAAATAGTGCGTCAATAGCGTCTCGCGTGCTTGTTCGGCTTCTAGCTGCTTAGTCGTCTTGTGTGTTGTTGTAGTCATTCTTTTAGTCCCTTCTATGTCCTGCCTAGTTGCAGGCGATACGCCATAGGTTAGCCCTATGGCGCACCGTCCGCCACTACGCGTTACTTAGTGCGCATAGGCATCAGTAACACTTGCCAATTAATCGAATCGTGAGCCATCCGGAATTGTATTGGCTTATTGTCGGCTGTGAAACCCATGGTCACCGGCTTGGTGGCGTCATGCGGAATCTTATCTAGCGACGCTAGAAGCGAGATATTGAGAGCCAGGCTAGACACCGGCGCGAAATTATCGTTTATCATGTTCTCATATGGGAGAAACCCATAATCAAGCGAATGAGCCACGATGGAAGAATCGCCGCCGACGCTAAAAGTAAGCGTGTGGCCATCCTTCTCAACCTTAGCCGTGCCGCCGCTAATTTTAAGATATGGCTTGAGCATGGCCAGGACGCGCTTCACGTCATGCAAGGTTAAGCAGCTCGCGGACAGTTCGCCGGCTTCTAATTCAACGGTGCCGGCTGCTAGGCGGTAACGGTCCGAGGCTGCAGCCTTCAACTTGTTATCTTCTGCCATGAGATACACGGCGCCTAGTTGACTTGTCGCGTTCTTGCTGCTATCAGCAGCCACGGCCGCGCCGGATAGTAGGTCATAAAGTATCGCGGCTGAAATTTCAACCTTTTGAGCTGTAAGTGTGCTAGTTGTCATTAGTTTAGTCCTATTCAATAACACGGCCAGAATTAGCCGATGGCGTAATTATTGACCACTAATCGGGATATGTCAACTCTCACGGCGTGTCAATTTATCTATGAAACCGTGCCATGTTTCTAACTCATCGGCGGTTAGTTCGGCAGGCTTTAGGCCTGCTATTAGCTTCTCAATGTCCATTGTCTCAACCTTTCACGAGTCCGGCACCTTGCCTACTCATTAGGTTAGACGGATTAGGCGCCGATTCGGTTCCCTATTCCTGGCACCAATTGCAGGCACCGGCACCGGTTCGAGGCTGTGAGACAGTCCCCCCACCACCCTATCGCAACACGCCCGACTGCGTTGTTACCACACGGTAACATACCAATAACCACCACCGACCACCCCACAACGGGTCGGAAGCGCGCCGGAACTCGCGGTCGGTAATGCCTTTATGGGAATCGGAAACGAATCCGACGTCATTTCGCTGGCGCTCAACCCGAGGGTTTTTAACTATGGGTGACTATTACTATTACTATCCACCACAATATTTTTTCTAAATATAGGCCGGCGGCGCACCCCTATTTGTCTCAAATAATGAGATTCACCCCTACCCATCAGAAAATATTTTTACGCTAAAACCAGTATAAAATACTGACTATAGAGTGTGTGACATAAATCACCCCTACAAAAGCGGGATAAGCGTGTTTTATCCCGCCTTAATATATATAGGGGATAAAATAAAACACGTCTACCCGTTCGGCTCTAGGCAGCTGAGCCTCACAGCGAAGATGCCGCTGAGACGAACGGTGGGTATTACTAGCCAGCCCTCTGAGGCTGGCTCTTAACGGGTTAGGGAGCCGTAAGCACAGCAGGCTCCCATTAAGCAAAAAAGCTTTTTTTGGCGCCTAGGGGGCGCCCCTAAAATACACCCAGCTGCAACCATAGGTTGCGCCCACAAAAGGATTTTTACCCAATGGCAAAGAAACTCAGCGAGGTGACTGACCGCAGTGCGTACAAGCTAGCCCCAGGTGCTACCTTGTCCGCCCCGGACGCCAAGAAGCGCCTTCTCGCGCTGATTGAAGAAGGCGTGACTGTAGAAGACGCTTGCCGCGCAGTCGGCAAGTCTGTCAAGTCATATGAGTATTACCGCGCTAGCGACCCTCAATTCAAAGAGGCGATTGACCTCGCCCGAGTTATCAAGCGTCGTGCCGGCAAGGTAGCTGAGGAAGATGCCAATATCAGCTTTGAGGACTTCCGGACCAAGTACCTCTCCAGCCAGACCTTCCCGCACCAGCGCAACATAGTCTCCCTTCTGGAAGAAGGCCAGCCAGCCTGGCTTCACCCAAACATGATTTACGAAAAGGGCTTCAAGAACTACGTCCTGTGTAACATGCCTCCAGAGCATGCCAAGTCAATGACGGTCAGTATTGATTATGTGACCTACAGAATTGTCACAGACCCAAATGTAAGAATCAAGCTTGTCTCTAAGACCCAGCAGATGGCCAAGGAATTCCTTTACGCCGTCAAGCAAAGACTGACTGCGCCCCAGTGGGCAGAACTTCAGAGGCGGTACGCTCCAGTGGAAGGCTTCAAAGCCACAGCTGAGAAGTGGACCCAAGACGCAATTTACATTGAACGCGACTCAGGTGAAAAAGACCCAACCCTTCAGGCCTTGGGTATCGGCGGGCAGATTTACGGTGCCCGTGCCGACTTGATTATTCTTGACGACTGTGTGACTCTCTCAAATGCTAATGAGTACGAGAAGCAGATTCGTTGGATTCAGCAGGAAGTCCTGACTCGTGTGGGACCTACCGGCAAGATTCTGGTTGTAGGTACACGCGTTGACCCAGTTGACTTGTACCGAGAGATGCGTAACCCAGACCGATACCCTGAAGGGGAATCGCCCTGGACGTACCTAGCTATGCCAGCTGTCCTAGAGTTTGCAGACGAAGCCAAAGATTGGGTAACGCTCTGGCCTAAGTCAGACCGCCCATGGGCAGGCGATGAGACAGAACCAGATGCAGATGGATTGTATCCGCGCTGGGATGGTAACAACCTCAAGAAGCGTCGTGGTGTCCTTGACCCAAAGACTTGGGCTATGGTGTACCAGCAGCAAGATGTTGAGTCTACCGCTATCTTTACACCCGAGAATGTACGCGGTTCTGTCAGCGGAATGCGCCCCGTAGGTCCGCTTATCCCAGGCGCACCGGGCCAGCCCGCTCAGCTTAACGACCAGTACATTGTCTGCTCCATGGACCCAGCTATGTCAGGAGATACATTCTCCGTCGTGCTAGCTGGAGATAGAACCACCCAGAAGCGTTACTTGCTGGAAGCATCACGCATGCCGGCCCCTACACCTCAGCAGATTCGTGACTTGATTTTCAGCTGGACTGAGAAGTACAAGCCTAAAGTCTGGGTTATTGAGAAGAACGCCTTTCAGCTCTTCCTCACCCAAGACGAACAGATTAACAAGTTTCTTGCCACCCGAGGCATCCGCCTCGTGCAGCACTACACTGGTGCGAACAAGATGGACGCCGAGTATGGCGTCGCATCCATGGCACAGCTTTTCGGCACGTTGGACAACCAAGGCAAACACATTAGAGGTTCTAACTTATTGGAATTGCCCCGTGCCGATAACGAACATATCAAGGCTCTTATCGAGCAATTGATTACCTGGTCTGCCGGCACCAAGGCTAAGCAGGACGGACCAATGGCTCTCTGGTTTGCAGAGACGCAGATGCGCGACTATCTCAATCAGTCCGGCGCATACGGTGGTTCTTTTGTGAAGAACCCATTCGCAACAAAAGGACAGCTCGCTAGACGCCGAGTTGTGGACTTAGAAGAGTACGCCAAGCTGCAAGAGCAAATGGCATCTAATGGAGGAACCTGGTATGGCACTGGATATAGATGAGTTAGGTATTAAGGTCCGCAAGCTGCGCGACCACTACCATCTTCGTGATGCCCGCTGGGCAGATTTGCTTTCCATTCGTCAAGGAAATATCCAACAGGTATTCCCTGACCTATTCTCATCTGACTATCCCAAGCCAATGGTGGCTAACTTCATCGACATCGCTGCCCGCGACGTAGCCGAAGTTATCGCTCCACTTCCTGCTTTTAACTGCGACTCAACTGACGCTATCTCAGACCGCGCTAAGAAGCGCGCTGACAAGCGCACCATGATTGCCGCTGGCTATCGTGACTCCTGTAACTTGCAGACCCAGATGTACACAGGCGCTGACCGCTACTTGACCTACGGTATGCTGCCTTTCATCATCGAGCCTGACTTTGAAAATAATCGTCCAATGATTCGCTTGGACAACCCAATTGGTGCATACCCAGAGTGGGACCGCTTTGGCAAGCTGACGTCCTATACCCGTCGCTACCAGAAGACTGTACGCGAGCTATGCAACGATTTCCCAGAGCATGAGTCTGTTATCCGTGGACCTTACGAGGCTCGTAACTCTGAGCGCCTCCTTGAGGTATTCCGCTATGTGGATAAGAACGAAACCATCCTCTTCATCCCAGAGCGTAGCAATCTTCTCCTTGACCGCGTAAAGAATTTCATTGACGAGATTCCTGTCGTCATCGCTGTTCGTCCTGGTATTGACTCAGACGAGCATCAACGCGGACAATTTGACGACATCATGTGGGTACAGGTAGCCCGCTCACGCTTTGCTACCTTGCAGCTGGAAGCAGCACAGAAGTCTGTACAGGCTCCATTCGCTTTGCCTTCCGATGTTAACGTCCTTGAGATTGGCCCAGACGCAACCATCCGCTCTGCTAACCCAGAGAAGATTCGTCGTGTCGGCCTCGACATTCCTAACGGAATCTTCCAAGAGTCAGAACTTCTTGACCAAGAGCTTCGGGTTGGCTCACGCTACCCACAAGGCCGTCTCGGTCAGCAGTCAGGTTCTATCGTTACAGGCCGTGGCGTCGAAGCGCTTATGGGTGGATTCGATACTCAAGTTAAGACAGCACAGGCTGTATTCGCTGAGTCGTTCCGCCATGTTATGCGTATCTGCTTCCTCATGGACGAGACACTCTTTGGTGATGTCGAGAAGGAAGTACGCGGCGTAAATGCTGGCGCACCTTACGAGATTACTTATGTTCCTAAGAAAGACATTCAAGGCGATTACTGGTGCGATGTCACCTACGGCATGATGGCTGGCCTTGACCCTAACCGCGCTTTAATCTTCGGCCTACAAGCTCGTGGTGATAAACTTATCTCACGTGACTTCTTGCGTCGTCAGATGCCATGGGAGATGAACGTCTCCATGGAAGAAGAAGCAGTAGAGATTGAGAATCTTCGTGACTCTCTCCTTGCCGCTGTTGCATCTATGGCACAAGCAATCCCATCCTTGGCTGCTCAAGGACAGGACCCATCCAAGATTATTAACGCAATTGCGCTAGCAATTAAGGGCCGCCAGAAGGGTGACAATATCGAAGATGTTGTTGCTGAGGCATTTGCCCAACAAGTTTCCCCGGCAGTTGCAGCCGCTGGTGAGGCACAGGCCCCAGGTCAGGCTCCTGCTGGGGAGCCTACTGCTCCGCAAGGAGCTGCACCACAAGGCGCACCGCAAGGTGGGTCTGCACTACAGAACCTGCTTGCAGGAATTTCATCTTCTGGAGCGCCGCAGTTAGCTGCGTCAGTTTCCAGACGCTCGCCAGCCTAACGTTACTGACGAGACAACTCATCCCTATAGGAGAAAAACATGGCAACAATGAAGTCATCATTGACTACAAAGGTTCCTTCACCAAAGAACCAAGGCGGACACGGTTCGTCACAGGCTGTTACACAGAAGACAGCTATCCAGAAGAAGTCCGGACCAGCAGGCACCGGCAAGTCTTCATTGACTCTTACCAAGCAGCCTTCAGGCACACGTGGTTCAGGTACCACTGCCGGAAAGCCAATGAAGTAACACATGTCTAATGAGCAGGGCAGGATTCCTACACGGGTAACCAAGTGGGATTTCTTTGCCCTGCTTGCAGATACTACTGCAGCAATTTTAGTTGATATAGCAGCTGGGTTCGACACACTCACCCACATGCTAGAGCATCAAGCAAGTTTCGTGGATGACAAAGAATCATTCCACGAGTATGCCGCCCGCACCATCGAGACTTTACAAGAGGGAGAATAAATCATGCCACAGGCACAAAAGCCAGCACTGATTTCAGGCCCAGGGGCTATGAGCCAACGCACCGATGGCGGACCAGCATCAAAGCAAGCACAACGGTATATCTCAGGTATGCCTAATTATGGTGACGCATCTCAGCTCATGGATATGCAGGCATCTGCGCCTATGTCGCAAGCGCCTAAGACTCCTGTAGCTACACCATCGCAAGTAGCAGCCGCAGCTCAGCAAGGCGGAAGCCCTGCCGCAGCGCAAGGCGCTATGCAGCAACTCACACCTCTCAACGCTCCAACACAGCGTCCTTCAGAACCAGTGACTACTGGCTCACCTATGGGTGCAGGAGCAGGTCCAGAAGCACTGGGAATCATGCCTGGACAGGCAGCTCAAGCTGGGCAATCAGCGAAGAATCTTATTCAAGCACTCGCGTCTCATCCAGACGCTTCCCCGGAGCTGCAACAACTCGCTAGTGCATTAGGGAAGTAACCATGGCAGAGCCACTTCCTGTACCAACACCAGCCCCTACAACGAATGTTGACATTGCCAACGCAATGGTTCAGGGCAATCAAGTTTTTGTTAAGCACAACCCACAGCTTGCAGCTGCTGGCGTATTGTCTGGCAACCCAGATACTATGAATACACTTGCTGCAACCTCGCATATGGTTAATTATGCCAAGGCAATCGATGACCATATTGCCACATACAATTCAAGCGTATGGTTTTCTAATATTTTCAAAGATGCAAAAGACGTTTCTGCAGCCCTTATCAAGAACGCAGCGGAAATCGCTGCGGAAAAGGGGCTTAATCAATGAGTGACACTCAGGTAGCTCCAGCCACACCAACCGCACCTTCTTCAGGTGGCGGCTTTTTAGGCTTTATCAAGAACATTCCTAGCGACATCGCTAAGGGTGTATCTGATATTCCTGTAGTTGGCAAGGCTTTTGGTACTGCAATGTCATGGGCTGGCAAGCCTTTGCAGGAAATTCAAAAAGACTACAAGTTTGTCCATAGCCTTTATGTTGACCATGGCGTTGGCGGCATGTTGCTTGGTACAGCTGGCGTTCTTGCCGGTGGCGCTATTGGCGCACTTGGCGGACCAGCGGGTATTGCTCTTGGTGCTGACATTGGTGGTGCTTTAAGCCGTAACATTCTTGGCCGCGTCGTGCCTAACTTTCAGGATTCATTTAACAAGTCCAATGACCCAAATTATTTGGTGTCATTTGGACGCGATTTAGCGCATGGACTAGGTGCTATTCCTGGACTCGGCACGCTACGCAATACAAATACTGGCTTTGGCCAAGTTGTTTCAGGTATTGCGGATGCTTCATTTGACTTTGAGGGCGACCCCGTTGCTGCTGGCAGCAAGATGGCAGGAGCTATCAAGCGTGGAGATAACATTGCTGTTGTTAAGCAAACTGACGAAGCTGGCAACCTTGTTCTTAATGCAAAGGGCCAACCTGTAACAAAGCTTGACGATGTAACAGGAAAGCCTATTGCTCACGCAACGCTTCCATTTGCTTCTTCAGGTGGCGCTGTTTCTAACTTTCTTCTCTCTAACTCATCACGGATTATCACAGCCGACCAAGTAGACCAGGTGCTTGCTAATCCGCTCATGGCCGCCAAAGTGCGCGCTATTGATGACATGGTTGATAAAGCAAAGAATGACCCAACCATTGCAGCTGGTTACATTCATACCAATTATGGTATCCCTATGGGCTGGTCAGCAGCATTGAGCAAAGCCCTTTCAACTGCTACTACTCGAGATGAAGCAGTGCAGACTATTAAACAAGCTTTGTACTCCAAGGAATTGGCAGATAGCGCCAATACTGCTGTTGGTGAATTGCGCCTACCATCCTTGACATACGGCAAGATGCTTAGCCAGAAGTATGGTATTGACCGCATTCGCATGAGCAAGAATGCAAGCAACTACAATGACCAGGTTAACCTTCTCTTGCCTCGCAAGAGTGCTGTTATGGAACCTGCTGTCAACCCAGATGGTTCTCCCGTGCTTGATGAAACAGGCAACCAGGCAATGAATCCTAAGACTGTTACCAAGGTTGACCCAAATACCGGCGTAGAAACTCAAGAACAACTTTTCAAGCTCAATAAGCCTGCGCTATTTTCTAAGCCTGGCAGCGGAGCAATGATGAACGCCCTTGCCGGCAAGGTTCGCACATTTACCGGAGAGCGTGCTTTGTCTTTTGATACAAAAGCTAACGCTTTGTCTTCCAAGGAATTTGACCCAGCTGACCCAAATGCATCTAAAACAGCAATGGATTTCACTTACTACTCCATGCCATACCGCGTAGCTCTTGAGCATGCGACTAAGATGATTACAGCTACTGATGACGGTGCGCGCATTGACCAGATGCACGTCCTTCAGCAGGAAGTACTTAAAAACTTTGGCGTAGCCAAGGCTCAAGCTGCCTCAGTATTTGGCCAACTTGAGAGCGCTTCTCGTGGAAGCGCCTTTGACAAAGGTGTTTATGCCGTCAACGACGGACGCCTTATTGGCTCAACCGAAATGAAGCCCGAGTATAGCGATACGCCTAAAGAATTGGCTATCGTCGAGGGTCAGCGCTATAAAGGTTCCATGCTTGACCTTAAAGACATTCGTCAAGTCATGCGTAGTGCTAAAGCCTACGGAGCTTTGTATAACCCGGTAGATGACTTTTTCACACACTACACAAACGCTATCTTTGCACCATTGGCACTGCTATCTCCAGCCTTTGGTTTGCGCGTATCTTCCGGTGAAGCTTTGCATCAAATCATGCGTAAGGGCCTGCCTAGCTATCTAAGCAATGTCCTAGCTGCAAGCGTAGCCAATATGTCAGA